CCAATTCCAGGTCCAAGGTACAAATTGCATAACGCCTGAATCGGAATTGTCATCACGATATGCAGTATCTTTTCCCCTGCTTTCGCACCACCCAATTCTTACGGCTGTATCAATATTTTCGAAATCAAAAAATTCTAAATAATATTCAGAGTATTGACGCATACTCTCAGGTATTTCTCGTCTACATTCGATTGATGTATTAACGAATTCAGTTTCCGAACCTATTAGGGGTGTCGAAAAACTTGCTAAAAATAGCATACATTCAGCTATCAATTTCCTCCTTTGGTAAGATAACTAATCTACAATAAGCTTTTCTGCGTCAGATATAGCTAATGATTTAGACTTTCCTGCTGTTGAACCAACATGCTTATAGGATGTCTTTGTCCCAATTGCTTTGACCTGATAAACATCAGCCTCGTGGCAATTCAAGTAAGGATTCCACCTTACATGTATCATGTTTTCGCCTTTGTGAATGACTTCATCCTCAAAGACGGGTGCTGTATCGACATAAGGTACTTCTACCAACTTATCTCCTCAACTATCCGATATATCTATTTTAGGCATAAACTTGTATATATTTCAAGTTTATGATATTATTTTCCTATACGGATGGGATGGATGAAACTTAGAGAAGAAGAATTAAATCAATTAAAACATGATGTTTTAGCTAATCCTCATACATTTAACCAAGTGTGGGCAGAAAAATATAATGTATCAAGAGAAAGAATTCGCCAGCTTCGTGTCGAAATGGGTCTGCCTGGTGTCAAAGATTTTAACCCTGTATCAGCATCTAAAGTAATTGCTTACATCAGGGATGGCAGGGGAACTCTAAATACTATAAGAACTTTTCAAGTTGTTGATGGATTAGGAAAAACTACATTTATGCAATGGGTAGAAGAATATCCATACTTACAAGCACAGTTAGATGAAGCTTTAGAATATGCAGATAATAAAAGAAGAAACCCTGCTGAAAAACAATGTAATATTTGTAAAAAAATTAAACCTATAGATCATTATTATCCTGACAAATCATATCTTGATGGAAGAAACAGGAGATGTATTCCTTGCAATAAGAAAACAGTTCAAAAATATTATGAAAAAAGAATTGTCTTAATACCAACTGTTTCTGAAAAACATTGCAGTGCATTACCTGAACTTGGATTATTGCCTGCAAGTTTTTTTTACAGAAGCACACATGCTAATTCAGGACTACAGGGACAATGTAAAATTTATCAGAAATGTTACATGAAATGGCAAAAGAGATTTAACGAAATAAATAAAAATCCTAATGAACTTACAAGAATAAGTGAGTTATCAATGCTTGGAGATTGGAGAGCTAAAGCTAGGGCTGAGGCTGTTCAGTTAGTGAAATCTGCACTTTCTAGCTATAAGTTGAAATCAGTATCAAGCTAATTTATTATTAGATAACCAACTAAACGATGTAAGAAAGCATTCGTTCCAAACGAGTGCTTTTTTATTTGGTATCATAAATATATGCCACAATTAACAACAGCTTTATTAAACGAATCGATAACAATAGAAGGTCTATCAGGCTCAGGTGTTGATGACAGAGGATTATCAAATGAAACATGGTCTGCTAGTGAAAGCAATGTTCAAGCTAGAGTAGTTGATTCTTCTAACATTACAGAAACTCAAAACGATGGAATAATTTCTAATGTAGAAAGAAAGACAGTAGTTATTCCTGCAGGAACCTCAGTATCTGTAAGAAACAGAGTCAAGATTGGTACAGACTATTACAACATCATAAAAGTAGAAGATGTTAAAGACAGATCAGGAAATGTATTTTATAAAAGAATAACTATTTCTTCAGGTTTCTAATGGCTCAAGTTAGACAAAGACTTAATGTATCTCGAAGAACACTTCGTAGATTACAACAAATATCAGATTACAAAGGTGATCCTGTATTTCAAACTTCTTCACAAAGATATAGATTTCAAAATAAATTCGACAGCCTTGCAGGTATAAGAAGTTTCATCTATGAATCATCAGTCTTTATTGGCGATGTTGGTGGTGTCTTTGCTAATACAAAACCTTTCAGAAGAGCTAGAGGAAACATGCTTAGATTCGGTAAAGTTCTTGGAGATGTTAACGCAGGTCTAGGTACAGTCAAAAGAGCCATGGATATGGAAGCAACAAACACTATTGGAGAGCGTTTTGTTAGGCGTGTTGGTGGTAGAGCAATTGGTAAAATACTACAAGCTATGCCTAAATCAAATGTAGGTAGTGCTGTTGCAACTCGTGCAGCTAGGTCTGTTGTTGGTGCAAACTTACAGAGAGAGTTTGATAGATTAGTAAGAACTCAAGTAAGAGGTCAAACATTTGAATCTCAATTAGTAATGAATCTACAAAAAGCAGCAAAAGGATTACCTATTGAAAATGCTTTAGACACAATCGTTATGTTATCTATTGTTAGTGTTAAGAAATTTACACCTGTATGGACAGGTGCTTTGAAGTCAACTCTAAAAGGTTCAGTAACAGGAAAAGGTGCAGATGGTTTACCACAAGCTGTTATTGAAATTGGAGATGGATTAGAAAAAAATTATGCACCATACATTGAGTATGGTCTAGGCTCAGGATTCAATGTTGGAGCTCAGTACTTAGAAAAATACTTCCCTACTCCTGAAGTTTTCCAGGCATTAAGAAGTTCTTCAAGAGACCGTAGGGCAGTAAAATCCTCAAGAAACGGAGCTATGATGAGAAGAGGTATGTTAGATATGGTCAAAAAAGCAGGATTTGATAAAAAAGATGTCATGTTTGGTAACAAGAGTTGGGAACGAATATTATCAGAAAATGCTAGAAAAATGAAGGGAATGGATTAATGGCACAGAATTTACCTGATTCAGAAATTTTAATGAGAACATGGTTGTTAGATCAGTCAGAAGTAACATCAGATGTTGGAACAAATGTAGCAACAAGATTACCTTCTAACGGTTCCATGCCTTTTGTTGTATGTGTTTTAAAATCATCAGTTCCTGTAAATCAAGACGGTGGAGCTTTAATTTACGAAGCAAACTTTGATATAGATTGTTATGCAGGACAATGGGGTGCTAATAATACAAAAGGTAATCCTGATTATGGATTAGCTTTTCAAATAGCAAATAATGTTGCAAGAGTTGCATTTGACTCTACACCGAAACGCTATACCTCATCTGGTGGAGTTTCGGGTGTTATAATGGGTTTTAATCCTATATCTGGACCTTTCAGAGTGGAAGAATCAGAGTTAGGATTAGCTCGGTATACAACTGAGTTAGCAATGATTTATGGAGCAAGTTCATGAGTAAAAAATATGTGAAAATGAATCCTTTAATAAGGGTCTTTGACTCTATCAGGGATGAAAAGTTGGATGTAATTTTTGACGGCTATAAGTGGGAAGAAGTTACAGAAGCCCAATGGAAGAGATTGAAAGAATCTCAAACAAAACAAGGAGATGTTCTTATCCCTACATTCATTGAAAAAGATGAAGGTATGGGAGAAGTTGTGAATCTTTTAAACGAGACAATCGAGGAAGATTCTAATGATGATGAGTGGATGGAAATCGAGGAAACTGACGAAGTGCAAGAAGAGGAATGACAAATTCCTGAAGTAGAAAATAATGAGGTATAAGTAATGGCAAAGTCAATTACAGAAGTTCTTTTAGGAACCGGTACTCTTTATGTAGCTAGTGAGACAGATGTGAATGCAGGAACTGCAACATTTCCTACCACACCAGCAGATACACCAAGTGCATCTTATTGGGATGACATCGGATATTCCGAAGGTGGATTTTCATTAGAGTATGACAAAACATTTGAAGATGTTTTAGTTGCAGAAGAGGTTGATCCAATTAAGACAATCAAAACTGCACAAGAAGTAAGAATCACAGGAGAATTAGCACAGGCTTCTCTAAGAAGTTTGAAGTTCGCTATGGCAGGTGGTACAACCACAGCAGACTCTCCATCATCAGGTTATACAACATTAACCCCTCCAACAACTGACTCTTTCGAAGAAAAGTCATTGATATTGAGAGTTAATGCACCTGGAAATGATGAAGCAGGAACAGCTAAAGTTAGGGACATTCATGTTCCTAGAGCAGTGAACATTGGAGCTTTCTCCATGGTACATGCAAAAGCACCACAAAAGGTAACAATCACTATTGAATACAAAGTGTTGAAGCCTAACAGTAGTGCTCCATTCACAAACATTTTCAAAGTTATAGACACAGTCTAGAATTTTAAAAATTAACTAAATAGATAGGAGAAGAATGTCAGAGTATAAAGATTTTGACGCAGCAATCAGCGAGGAAGTAGAAGACACTTTAGAGTTCAAGATAGCTGGACGGGAATACGAAGTACCTGCCCAGCTACCTGCTCGTGTGGTTTTGATGCAATTAACTTTGCAAAATGAATCAGGAGAGTTGAACCCTAACGACATGACAAAGTGGCTAGGTGCTTTACTTGGAGACCAGATACTTAACGATATGTTAGAGTCGGGCGTAGGTTGGAAGCAGTTGGAAGAGTTACTTGGTTGGTTGCTTGTTGAGTACGGAGTAATTCAAAATCAAAGCGATTTAGAAGTTACAGAAGGAACTGAAGAAGACCCAAAATAAGTATCTCTATCGATGATGTCGTAGAAAGATGGAATTCGGTAGAGGCAGATTTTCAAAGGTTCTATAATTTAAACCCTTTGTCCCTAACATGGAGACGATTTAGAGTTCTCTTGTTTAATCTTGTTTCCCAGGAATCTAGTTTTTATTCGCCATTTATGGCAGAACTGTATGAAGAAATGAAACAAGAACAAGAATTCAACGAAAAAACAGGAAAAAATATCCCAAGAGTATCAGTATCACTTGATACTGCTATGGATGAGTTAGGAATATAAATAGATGGCAAGTCAACAGATAGGTTCGTTATTTGTAAAGATAAGTTCTAATGCTGCTGCAATGGCAAGTCAGGCAACAAAAGCCTTTTCTTCCTCAGTCGGTAATATCGCAGCTAGTTTCAACAAAGCATCAGCAGGTCTTTCAGTTATTGGTGTTTCTACTATCGCAGGTTTGGGTGTAGCATTAGCAACTTCTGCTCAAGCTGCTATAAGATTTGAAGACCAATTTGCACTTGTCAAAAAGACAATGTCAGATGTCAAAGACCCTAAAGTTTTTGAACAAATTAAAGCAGATTTATTAGACCTTGCACAACAAATACCTTTAACTGCAGGAGAACTTGCAAAATTAGGAGAAGTAGCAGGACAGTTAGGTGTATCTGCAGATGATCTATCAGATTTCGTAGAAGTTACAGGTAAGTTATCTGTTGCTACCAACATGACAGGTCAAGAAGCAGCTACATCCATGGCTAGATTCTTAGCAGTCGTAAATGAAAATACAACAGAAATAGGTAAGTTTGGTGCCATACTCGTTGAGTTAGGTAACAATGTCGCAGCTACAGAATCTGAGATAATTAACCTTGCACAGAATTTCGGTGCTCAAGCAACAAGTGCAGGTTTGAGTGCCGAAATGACCCTTGCTTTTGCTGCTGCAATGAGAGAGACAGGTCAGCAATCCCAGGCAGGTGCTACTGCTCTTGGTAAATTCTTTACAATACTAAAAGACGCTGCAATATTAGGTGGTTCGGAAATAGCAAAATTTGCTGATGTAGCAGGTATGAATGTAGATGAATTTAGGCGTATTGTTGAAGATGATATTGGTGGTGCAGCACAGTTAGTGTTATCTGGTTTTTCAGAGATATCAGAATCAGGTGGTTCATTAAATCAAACTCTAAGAGAATTAGGATTAGGTAATGTTCGTGTAGCTAGAGCTTTAACTTCTTTAGCTAATAACGAAGAAGGATTGGCTGATGCTATCAACAGAGCTAATAAAGAAGCTGTAGAACAAAATGCTTTGAATGAAGAAGCAGAACAAAGATTCGGAACTATTGTTCAATTAAACGCACAGATAAAATCTACTTTCAATGCTATTGCAATTGAATTAGGCGATAACTTACTTCCACTAATAGAAAGATTTTTACAAGCAATTCTAGGTCTTACAAAAGCATTTAGAGGATTCGCTAGAGTTCTAGGAGATAATTTAGGTTTATTTGCAACATTATCTACAGGAGGATTAGCTTTAGCTACTCGTAGTGTTTCTAAATTAGGTATAGAGTTCCTTAAAAATGCTGAAAATTCTAAAGAAGTAGCAAAAGGATTTACTAGAGTTGGTGTAGGTGTCGTCAGATTAGGTAGAGCTATTAGAGCAGCCTTAGGACCTATAGGTCTTATTACAACAGGTTTGTTTTTATTTATGAAAAACTTGAAAGAAGGTCAAGAGGCATTAGACGCATTTACACAAGGTGGTAAGTCAGTACAAGAAGCATTCTCAGATATTGATGGAGTTTTCTCAGGTGCATTTTTAGAAAGACAACCAAGCAAAGATGCTTTTGATAATTTATTAGCAAATCTTCCAGAAGCTGTTGCTGACAAGATTAGGGAAGGAATTAGAGAAGGAGAAGTAACAACTGATGACTTCCTTAAACTTTTTGGTGCAGAAGCTATACCTCAAGCTGTTAAAGAACAAATATTAAATGCTTTAGATGTTGGTGGTACAGGTGCTGACTTTGCAACTTTAGATAGACAATTACTTTCTAGTGCTATCGACTCATTAAAAGAAATAGATAAAGATGGATATGGACCTTTAATAAAATCTGCTGAAGAATACTTGGATACTGTAGCTAGATTTGATGATTTATCTAAAGAAGAAAAAGAAGCCTTAAGAGATTTAATACTACTTAATATCCAATTAGTTGAAGAAGGTACTGCAAAGCGTAATTCTGAATATCAAAAAATTGTAAGACTTGTTCAAGAAGAATTAAGAGAACAAGGAAAACTAGATGAAATAACAAACAGAAAGTTAGCAAGCGAAGAGTTCACATTAAAAATTGCAAAAGATTTAGCTAAAGAAAACGAAGACATAGCTAATGCATTAGGAATGCAGGAACTGTTCTTAGGTAATCAAGTTGATGAATTAACCAAGATGGAACAGTTATACAATGCTATTGCACAAAAAGCTACAGATTTCCAAACAGCAGTAAACGATATTACAGGACCTATGAAAACAGTCATGGCTCTTGAAGATACTGAAGATACAATTGTTGAACTAGAAGAAAGAATTATAGAACTTGGAGAAGAAAGAACACAAGTTCTACAAGACATAGCAGACATTAACAAAGAGATTGCTGAAGTTGAAAACGAAGCATTACTTAACGAAGAAGAACTTTTAGAGATACAAGAACTTAAAAATGAAGCTCTAAAGATTGAAGAAGAAATTAGAAATGGTTTTGCTTTATCTGCTGAAGATCAGTTAAAGAAAGAAAAATTAAAGATGGACTTAGCTGAGGTTGAAAGAGCAGCCTCTATGGGTTCACTACAGTTTGCTGATTTAGAAAGACAGCACATACTTGACCAAATTGCAGAAATAGATGGCAAAACAAAAACACAGGCAGATGCTGATGCTAAAAGACAAAAAGCAATTGAGATGGAAGAAGATGCTCAAACTCGTAAAGAAGAAAAACTTATACAACTTGCTGATGATAGAGCTAAAGCACAAGAGCGTTTAGTTGAAATACCAAAAGAAATAGAAAAGGCAACAGATGGAATTACTAACGCACAGATAAGAGTTCTTGATTTAACTGTAAAAATGTATCAAGAGATGGGTACTTTTAAACAAACATCAGTTGATGCAGCAATTGCCGCAGCAGAAGCATTAGGATTACCTATTGATAAGATGAACATGCTAGTTGGTCTTGCACAAAAATTTAATAATGAAACATCATCTTATTTCACTGACCTAGATACTACATCAGCAGCAAGAAGACAAGGTTTCCAAGTAAGAGCTTCCATAATGAATCAATTAAGCAATCCAGGGATGTACCAACCAGGAATTACAGGTTCTCCAATTGCTAGACATATGGGTGGTTCATTTAAGGCAGGTCAAAATTATTTAGTTGGAGAATATGGACCTGAAATGATGAAAGCATTCCCTGGTGGTGGTGGACAGATAACACCTATGGGTGGAAGAGGAAGTGGAGACACTTATAACACAGTAAACTTAAATGTATCAGGTATGCCATCTGACCCAATTGCAGCAAGAAGAACTGCACAATTGATACAAAAAGAATTAAATAAATTAAAGAAAGACGGAAGAAGTGGCATTGTTAGATAATAGGTCAGGTAAAGATTTAGAGCCTTGTATGAATTGTGGAGAATATTTTTTTAAAATTAATTATGAACATTGCATGAGGTGTAGATAGTATGGCTAACACAATAACGGTCGGAAGAATGACATTTACTTCTCCTAGAAGTATTAATGAAAATTCTGTTCAGACAGGAAATAGAAATTCTTTAGATAGAGAAATAAGTATTTCAGGTTCTTTATGTGGTTCAGGAGATGGTGCTGCTTTTATTGCTAGCTCTAAAAAACTAAGAGATGAATTAATTTCTATGGGCAATTCAAATTTATTGTTGCCTTTTACTTATGAAGGCGACACAACAATGAAAGGTTATTGTAAAGTAGTAGGCGTAAGTGTTGGTTATGTAAAGTTAGCAACAGGTTATTTTAATTATGATCTAACACTCGAAGTTAAAGGTAGACCCTCAGAAATGTTCTTTGAGTCAAATATGTCAGGTTCATTATTAACAAACTCCCACAGCATAACAACAGGAAGTACAACTTATGGTCCTTTCCATGCTGTTCCCGTTAATACAATAAACTACAAGCATAGCTCAAGACCTACTGCTGTTGTAAGAGCAACAGATGAAGGTAATGTATCTTTATTCTATGCAAATGATTTAAGAGATAACGCAGCTAATTGGATAGTTGAACCTGAAAACTTTTACAAAGGTGCATCAAAAGTAACAATAGATTCAGTTGTTAAAACAGGATACTTAACAAGAAACTTACCTACAGGTGTTGAACTTTCTAATGGAATTGTAAAAGTAACATCAGGAAGTACAACAGACCAATCAAGATTTACTTTATCTTTTTATGACAATGGAACATATGGTAGTTCTAGAGAGATTGCCATATCAAGAGGTAGTGCTGAAACTGAATGGAATGTTTGGCAAACTGTACAAATAATGAGAAATGAACCTCAAGAGGTTGCAGTAAGATTTACAACTTATTCAGAAGATAGTTATGGAGATGGAAGACTAACTGTTGATGTAACTCTTCGAAGAGGAGCACATCATGCATCATTTGTTATATCTGAAGGTGGTACTAGTGCAAGAGCAACAAACTCAAGAAAGAATGTAAAACTAATTACTGCAAATACAATTACCAACAGTACAGGATATGCAATAGAAAGTAGTGTTGACACAGATGGGCAAAAGTTTTTATTTGGTAGTCCACAAGGCTACACAGCAGATACTACAAATAGATTGATACACATTAGTTCTGACCAATTCAAAGTATTCGCAGGTTATGAGTATAACTCTGCAAGTCCTGAGAATCACGACACTGCTGATGCAGTTAGAGATCAGTATTTAGAGGGCTTGTATGAGAATGTACGACTAGTGAGGGCGTAATGGCTATTACCGAAAGGTTGATGGGAACAGGTAACTTTACTGTTACTTTTTCACAAGAATTTACACCGACAGAAATAATTGAATCTATAACTGAATGGGGTCATATTGTTGTTACTCCACAAGAAATAGATGTTGATACTTTAGCCGACTCAGATATATTAAGCACTGCAAGATATACAGGAATAGTACTTAATCGTGAACTAGAAGAAGGTTTCGTAAATATATCAGGTCAAGGTCTACAACTTTATCTTGGAGATGGAGAAGGTAAAGGTCAAGCAATTGCAGAAACAAAAGGAGTAGGTTCAGTAAGGGTATATAAAAATACCACATTAGCTGAGACATTGTTTCAATCAACAGCAGTAACTAACAAGCCACTAGGTATCATGAGAAACGAATCAGGAAATACCATGGCTATTACCCAAGGTAATATTTTTGAACCATCAGGAACTTATTCAGGTAGCCACTTTGTTCAAACTTCTTTAGCTGCACTAAAAGAAGTATCAGAAGTACTAAGTACAGAATATCGCATAAATTCAAACGGAACTATTGACGCAGGACCATCAGCTAACTTATTTGCCGGTGTAAATTCAGACCCAACAACAATTGTTGTAAGAACAGGTTATGGAGAAGACCCTGCCTTTGAAGGTATTGTTCCTCAAGGTCTAAAAACTGAATTTGATGCTACTGATTTTGTATCAAGAGTAGATTTTGTTGGAGAAGTTGGATATTTTGATACAGCAACAGATGTTGCAGGAGAAGCAACTATTTCATCTAATCCATATAAAGATTTACATGGTAATGCTCTTACTCGTGTTGGTATGGTACAACAGCCTGAAGTTGACGCTGATTTATTAAATTCAAGAGCACAGTTAATTCTTAATGAATTATCAAGAATTAAAAAAGTATTGAACTTAGATTTAGAACAATACGAAGTTTCAGGAGACTTTCAAGTTGGCGACTTTATATTCGCTTTTGACCCTGACATAGGGTTTGTTGATACAAGTGCAGATGCTACTGCAGAAAGTAGAGACTTGTATGAAGTAACCTTTAGAGGTCAAAACATAACACCTGTAAAAGTAAGAGTTCTTGGAATATCTTTTCCTATCTCTGATGGCATGGGTGTTTACTATAGAGATAAAAATGGTAACTACACAGACCTATCTCCTTATGTACAGTTTGAATCAGGTTCTGCACAAGTAGAACTTGGCGATGTAATTAGATTTGTTGGAGATGATTTAAGATTTGACGAGTTCTCATTAAGCAGAGTTACAGCAGGTGTATTTTCTATTCCTGACTTACCTACAACTCCTACTTTACAAGCAGGTACTTATTTAGATGCAACAGGAAACTCAAAAGGTTTTATAAGGGTTACAGTAGCAAAACCTACTAACGAAAATGGCTCTCAGATAACAGACGGTAGTCATTACAAAGTTCGTTATAAAAAGACTACTGATTCTCAATATTCTTATCAAAACTTTCCTTTTACAGGAGTAAGTTCAGAAAGTTTATTACTACAAGACTTAACAGTTGGTGTTACTTATGACATAGGTGTTGCTGTAGTAGACAAATCAGGCAATAAAAAAATGTCTGCTTATGATGGTTCAGGAGAAGATTTATATACTAACTCCTCATCTGTAAACCCAAGTTTTGCAACTAACGCAAGAGTAGAAATAGAAAAAGATGGACAAGCACCATCAAAACCTAAGACGGCAACTATTGCAGCAGGTCCATTGCGTGTCCAGGTTACACATTATCTAGGTAAAGATGGAACAGACGGTAATGGTAATCCTTTTGGTAATTTCACATTAGAAGGCGATGTAGATCACTTAGATGTACATGCTGTTGACCAAGATGGAAATGTTCAAGATTTTACAGTTAATACTGCTAATAAGATTGGCGAGATAAGAGTTACTTCAGGAAACTTACTACAAGCTATACCTGTTATTGGAACTATAGAAGTAGAAGATTCTGTAAGTAAATATTTTAGAATTGTAGCTGTTGACAAATCAGGTAATGAATCTAGTCCTTCAGATGGACAGTCTGCAGGTGGTAACTTAATTGCAGAAGCAAATATATCTGATGCAACTATTACTACAGCAAAAATCGGAGACGCTCAAATAACAACTGCAAAGATTGGGGACGCACAGATTACCTCAGCTAAGGTAAATGACTTATCAGCAGATAAATTAACTTCAGGAAGTATTATCGGTGGAGAAATAATTGTTGGCTCTAGTAGTAATACATCAGGATTTATAAAATCACAAAACTATTCTTCAGGTTCTGCAGGTTGGCAGATTAGTCCTGATGGTAGTGCAGAGTTTCAAAATGCAACTATTAGAGGCTCATTAAATGCTTCTGATATAAGTGCAGGAACAATAAATGCTAACTTCTTACCAACAATTACTACATCACAAATAAACTTTACAGCAGGCGATATTGGTGGAGCTACTTCTAGTGATTTATCTTCTTATGTAACGATAGCTTCTACAGCTACAGGAAATTTAGATATTACTGCTAATGATGTAGAGATAACAGGTAATTTAAGTACTACAGGAACTATTACAGCAGACGCAGGATTCGTTAGTGGAGTTGCTATATTACCTTCCTCAACAACCTCTGCAGTAAATATGGATGATAGTTCTACCTTAACAGACAACCTAACACTTTCAGGTAGTGGTAAATTTAGAACTGCTTCGTCTGGTCAAAGAGTAGAAATATCTTCTACTTTTGGACCAGAAGTAAGACTTTTTAATTCATCAGGTGCTGATGTTGGAGCATTGTCTCAATCATCATCTCTTGTACAGCTTAGAACAGGAGCTATTGCATCTAATAATATGCAAATTTTAGCTTATGGAAATCTTAATCTTGTTGCTGCAGGTTCTGATGGAATTAATTTTTCTAGTAGTTCAGCAGGTACAGGACAACCAGAAATAAGAATTGGTGGAGTAGCAGGTAGTAATAAATATTTAATAGTAGATTCTCAGGGTAAATTAGATTATTCAAGTTCATCTGTAACAGGTGGTGTTACTTCTATAACTGCAGGTGGGGAGCTTTCTCTTACAGGTGCAGGTACAGGAGATGTAACTATTACTCACTCTGATTCTGACCACGATGATAGATTTGTTAGAAATGCAAACCACAGCCACTCAGGTTTTATAACTAGCATTCCTAATAACTATTTAACAAATTCAAACCATGGACATGGAAATACAATTACACCAAATGACCATGGAAATGAAGCACATAATCAAAACTATGGATTTTCTAATTTAGTTTTAGGTTTTAATGCAGGAACAGCAGCTAGTGGAACTCACAATCATAACTTTAGTAATTTAGGTGGAAACCTACCAAGCCATAGCCATAATAACACTAATGACTTTACTGCACACTTGGCTCTGTATCATGGTGGTTCTGACGAAAGATTAAAAGAAAATATTACAGAGACTACATTTGGTCTTGACTACATTAATGCCCTAAGACCTGTAGATTTTCAATTTACAAGTGCCTCAGCAGATAATTTATTTGAAGATGATGATCCAAATAAAGATAAATATTTAAAAACAAGGCATGGTTTTATAGCACAAGAAGTAAGAGCTACTACTCTCACTAATCATAGTTCAAACAATGCTTTTGGTGGTTTAGGATACAAAGACGCTACAGATGATGATTTGTTTGAAGATATACAAACATTAGACTTACAACAATTTGTAGGTCCTTTAGTCAAAGCAGTTCAGCAATTATCAGCTAAGATTGATGTTATGCAAGCAAGAATTGATGAGTTAGAGGGATAATGTCATACGAATACAATTTAAACGAAGAAACCAAAGACGCTGAATATTATAAAGGTCAAATTTTTATGTATGAAGAAGCACATAGATTAGCTGTTGAAGCAGGAGAAGACACTACTTATTTAGAAACTAAGTTAGCTGAGTTAAAAACAGCATTTACTGATGCAGGTGGTACTTTCGATTGAAATTTGATTTGGGAGGAAAACAATCTATAGAGTTCAAGACAGATGTAAAAGGTCTTGAAAAAACTGCACCTATAAAACCATCTAGTTTTTATCTTCCTAGTTGGTTTAAAGATATGTCAGATTACATAGAAAGCGATGCAGTACACGAAAAAGGAAAGAAAAATTACTTTGGTAAAAAGGGAGACATAGCTAAAAAATGGTCTAGTGGGACAGTCAAAAGATGTCCTGCAATCGTAGATTTACTTTCTGAAGGTTTCATAATACCAATGTGGTGTGATTTTCTTATACAAAGAGATATGGAAACTCTTGAGTGGGATAATAAAAATTTTGAATATGGTATTGATTTTCATGGCAAAAAACAAATTAAAGGTTGGGATTTAAAAAAAACAGATTTTCCAGAAGGTGTAAAATTTAACAATCCATGGAGAATATATACTCCACCAGGATATTCAGTATTGTTTATGCCACCTACATATCAATTTGAAAAAAGATTTACTGTGTTGCCTGGAATAGTAGAAACGGACAGTTACCATAGCATAAACTTCCCAACCGTGTGGCACACAACTAAGGATGCTATAATTGAAAGAGGTACACCCTTTATTCAGGTAATTCCATTTAAGAGGTCTAAGTGGAAATCACAAATATCTCTTATGGACACTGAAGATATGCGTATGGAAGGAATAGAAAAAAACATGTTGAATACAAAATTTAAAAACGCATATAGAGACATAGTAGCTAGGAACAAAAATGCCAGAACTAACTAATTCAGAACAAGAAAATTTATTACTACAACAAATAAAAGAGGCTAGAGGTAATTTATTCCATCACGAAATGGATGAGATTACAGAAGCTGATTATGATGCAGAGATGCGTACACAATGGGAGAATGTAAAAGCAGAACTTCAAGCACGGGTAGATAGGCTTGAAGCTAAATATACTTCGTTGTTTGGCGACTAATGGCTGAC